AAAGTGATATGGAATTTGCAAAGCTGATTAACGATGAAGACATCAAGACGTTTTATGATTTTCTCATCTATTAATAAATGCAGTATAGGGACTTGAAAAATAAAGCTAAGAAATTAGGTCTGCGCCAATATTAAATGCCAGACGTGAAACAACTTCAGGAAGCGAAGAAAAAGTTGAAGAAGATGCCCAAACCAAAGGGAAACACTCCCAAGATCCCTACTGCTACGATATTACGTCTTATCGCCGCGGATCCTAAGATTAAACGGGATAAGGCGTTTGTGAAACGTGCTCTCGAACTCGCAAAATTAAATAAGTGATATATATATAAGATGGCACAAATCCTTCTTGTTGTATGTGCACTCTCTTGCTGTTCATCATCCTCTTCAGCCGCCGCCTTTTTCTCTGGTCTGATTCCTAGAACAGAGCCACACTTCTTGAAGGTGTCGGGAATCAATGATTTCGAGAATCACTCGCCCTTTTTAAATGATGTTGTTAAGAAAAGAACCGATGCTCTAAAAACAACGATTGAAATCGAGTCAGAAATGGACAAGATTAGCGAATCCAACCCCAATGATGTTAAGGCATTCTGTGCTACTGCTGACAAATTTGAAGCTATTAGTACTACTCCTCCTTATAACCAACCTGGTGATATACTAACCATCGGTGGTATGAAAAAACCCGCGGTTGTAGGACAAAACGCATTTGATTCAGCTGGAGTTCCAAGGACTCTAATGGCATTCGCCGCTAGGGGGTTATGTGAAAAGTAACCCCAAACTTCTTGGTGATGATCTTTTTAGCACCCTCAAACGATGGATGACCCCAGAGGTACCAGCGGGACCAGAAACCAGCCCTACCGATACCACTCAACTTCCAATCTTCTTTATCACTCGATGTCACATTGAGCATCATTTTGTGGATCCGTTCTGGATCTCTCTCTGCTATTGTCCTCTTGGGTACTCGACCACCATGTCTGAGTACGTAGGAACGCATACGTGAAGGATTCTTGTGTTTGGTGTAATCGGAATATCCGCTGGCACCAAAGTCAACAGTCCTGCCGTCTTCTAAGACAGCCCTGATTTTTTTTTTACGATCAGGACTTTTAATAATACTGACGCGCATACTTATATTTTACTAACATAATTTACTTGCACGCCATGCAACCGTAGGCTTCCTTCTTGGGGAGGAAGAAGAGTTGCTCAGGGCCACGCTTCACACGGTACATGTGATCGTACACGTGGAGGAGGCCCACGGTGAGCGCTAGGCTGGAGATGACAACACCGTTCATCTTACGAGCAGTCCACGCGTACGCAGCGATGGTCGCGACGAGCATGATCTGGACAATGGTGACAGCGGGCATCTTAGGCATCACGAAGCGCTTCTCGACAGTTTCAACTTCTTTGACAGGGGCGGGGGCATAAGTTTCCATTGGTTCACCGTATCCGGGCATTTTTATTATCTACGGAGAAAATAATGTGGCCACTGATATTGGTTCCTGTAGGGTTGGTTCTTCATGATTATCTGAAGGCACCAATCGACCGCCTGTATTTTCAGAATCCGCGAAGACCTCTAGTTGGTATGCGAAACACGATCATCGATATACTCAATTGGGCTTCGACCTATTCAGTGAGAGACCATCCAGGTCTATGGCTCATAAAGTTTCATTTTCGAAAGATTCAAAAAGAGTTTCGGAAAGTTTCCAAGAAACATGAGAAAAAATACTTTCATGATCTTGATCCATGGTTTGAGAAGAACGATAACTATTATTTCTACAAAGCGGAAAGTTTTCCACTTTTAAAAAGTCTCATCGACCAGATTCCTTGTATAAACAAAGAGACTGCACTATTCGCCGTTGTTGATGGGCCAATGAAAATTGCACCTCATCGTGCAGAGACAAACCTTTTACTTCGATATCATCTTACTATAGAGGGTGGTGGTGATTGTACACTCTATACTGAGAAAGGACCCCACGTACACAGAGAGGGTGAAGATATCCTCTTTGATCACGCACAATATCATGAACTCGCGAAGACAGATGACGGTAGGCGAGTTGTTTTGATTTTGGATGTTCATAGATGTTTCTGACATACAGCAACATACATATCACTCCCACCGATGAGTTCGAGTTCTGTATTTTTCACTATACGTTTTGTGAATGGACCAGGGGTCTCTTGTCGACAATACATACATAATGCTGACAACTTTGTAACTTCACTGGCAATTGGGATACACTCGAGAAGTTCTCCCCATTTCCTTTGAAACGCATCACCATCGAGACCTGCGATGATGACATCCTTCCCCATATCTAGACAAGTCGTGATAAACCTTTTAAGGTCCGGATAAAACTGTGCTTCATCGATCGCGACAACATCAGAATCCTCAAAATCACACTTCCCTAAGAGTTCGTACAAGTTAAATACTTTATGACAATCAAACTTCACGTTATCATGGGTCTTGAGGACATCATCGGGGGATCGTATGTCTTTTGCAGAATTCACAACAACAATCCGCTTCCCCAGAACTTTGAGTCGCTTCAACCTTCGAATAAGTTCAGACGTCTTACCTGAAAACATGTTCCCCATGATAATTGAGAGACCCATCCTGACTTATTAAAATAATGTTGTATTTTTTATATGGGTCAATTCCACACTTGCACATTCGAGGGGTACAGTGGGTACTACAATCCTAACTCAGGACGTGTGAAATTGGGGAACCGCCTATTTCCCGATATAAAAGTGGCAATAAAATATCTCAGTAAAAGGTAATAATGAACGCCGCTGTTATCACAGTTTTGGTTTTGTTATTGATTGTATTCGGAATGGTCGCAGTTTTTTTTATGATGAGACCGAAAAATGTATCCACATCTGAGGAGGAAGAAACCACATCGCAGGAGGAAGAAACTATTGTAATTGGTGGTAAGGAGACTTACATAAGTATGCCCTCAGCAGAGCAAGTTCCAATGTCCTTCTCAGAGTATCCTGTATATGTGTATGATCGGGATTCAACTAGATTAAACAGTGCCGAGTTCTGGGATAAGAATAAGGAATGTCCCGGGGGAGGCTTTGATTGTCTGTATAGTGAAAAAGTTGTTGATGGTCGCGTTGTCGCTATCACTGACAAAGATGGAAATAATTTTATTCAACAATTTGTTGATGATTTGTATGCTGGTAAACTTCCACTCATTGATGAAATGCTGGAAGAAAAGGAAACGTTTTTAAAAAGAAATAAGCTGTCGAAAGATAACAAGCTTATGAGGAAAGTGGGTCAGGAATGGAAAGTGGTTACTCCTAACCTTGAAGAAACAACAGCGTCAAAAGGTGGTGGGCTCAGTAATTTCATGATGCCAGTTGGACAATATCTTTTAATAACGATGGTGCTTTACAAAATGACTGGAAAACCAAAACCAAAGGTTGTGATTGATTTACCAGCAAAGAAGCGCAAAGCCCCCTTGCCGTCAGTAAGTGTGTCTGCACCATAAGTGGGAACGGGGAAGGCGGTGTCTGCACAAATAAAATAATCATACTAAAGGGTATAAGATGAACCCACAAGTGGTCATCCCCTTGGTGATGATGGTATGTATACTCATTATTGGGATCGTTATATTTGTTGTGATGAGTCAACAAAAAACAGATGATCAGGATGCTGACGAAGAGGAAGAGGAAGAGGAAGAGGAAGAGGAGGGCACCATAGGAGAGGGTGAGATGGACACCATGGGTGATGGTGGAGCAGAGGAGGAGGAGGAGGGCGGTGACCGCAGCCTATTTAAACCCGCCGGAACAATAGAACAAAACGAAGACGGGTCGATCGCGGAACACAAGGGCGGTGGTCTTAGTACCACAACATGGAAAACCGAAAAAAAAGTTATCGGTTCGAACCCGGTAGACTGTGAAGGAAGTTGGTCGGGATATGGCGAATGTTCTACAAAATGCGCAGGAGGTAGGAAAACCAATACCTGGACAACCACGAAGTGGCCAAAAGATGGTGGAAAGGCGTGCCCCAGTCCAAAAGCTTTATACCAAGATTGTGGCTCCGGTTCTTGTTCAGTCAACTGGAATGGGCCAGCTAATACCTCTGGTAAAGCTGAATGGGAAGAGTTTCCTGGTATGAAGTTTATGGGAACTTCTTTAGGTAATGGTGGCGGTGGTGGCAAAGGAGATCTAGCAAAATGTAAACAATTATGTATCGATAATACGTCCTGTGGGGGTATTCAGACAAAGTCTGGAGACACTTGTACTCTTTTTGGTGGAGATGTGACGCCAATGTTTGCTAGGAAATGGTTTAAATCTTACACATTATCGAGAGGATGAAATTATTGGTACCGAATCATTTAGAATTTCTCAGTAAAAGATAAGATGCTTCTCAGTGATGCAGCCATCACCAAGAAGGTTGGGGAACTGCGTAAATCCAAAGGTAAGATCTAC